CCCCTGAAGCCTCAATACGTTTCCATAAATCCATAAAGAACTCGTGAGTAATTTTATGTCTTAACAATGCCGCTGAGTTGTTTGCTCTACCTCTTTGTGGATTATTTTCCCACCAACTTCCTGATTTACAAGAAATCATTTCTTGATCATCAGCACTGAATAATGAAATCAATGCCGCTCTTCTAATTCCACCAGCAAGAACCGCATCTGCGATATGACAAACCATATCGTGAACTTCAATAGGTGTTAATCTATCACCATCCTCTTTTGCACTTAAAATACCTTTTAATTTATGTAAACAATCTTTAAGTGGTTGAGGACCCGGAGCCTTACCTCCCGATGTTACAAGTTGAGCACCTTTGTGTCTGATATCCGAGAAATCAAAATCAGGTGTTGATACTTGTTCACCAAAATACGATTTGAATAGAACCTTAATTGCGTCTGCCCACCCTTCAATAGAATCTCCAATTAAGAATCTTCTCTTTCTGTTTTCACTTGGTTTTCTAATCTCAGGAAGTTTATCTACGTGGTGTTTTTGTACTGAATACCCAACACCAGTTCCTCCTAATAACAAGAACATTGATTCAGAAAATGCTTCCAAATTGTCAATTGGCAAATATGCACAATTATAAATTCTGTTAGGTGAGATCTCAATTGGTTTTCCACCAAATTGCATTGATCTCATTGATGGTAATACTTTTTTGTCATACACAAATTTATATACCTCTCTTATTTCACTCTCAAGTGATGGGTATTTCTTAATGTGCATATTAATGTTTCGGGTTACTAATTCTCCCCAAGTTTCACGTCTATTTAATTCTGGTACAAATTTTGCGTACTTCATATAAACCGTTAGATCCGATAAAATCTGTTGTGATGCGTCCATAGTTTTGTTAATTGTTTAATTTATTTGTTCTTTTTGTTTTCTTTTTTCCATCAACTCTTTTACTCGTTGACGTTGTCTGTCTTCTTTTTGTTCCTCCACACCTAAAAATGTCATAGAACTTTCGGTATCAATTTCTAACATACCGTTGTCGAATTTGCAATTTTCAAAGACAATACCATCATCACCAATTCTTGATTTAGTAATCGCTATTGTCGCCAATTTTAATTCTTTTTGTTGTAATGTTTTTGCAACTGAGATAATTACGTGTCCAACTTGTGCCTTCTTAATGGATCCACCCATTTGATCTGTTGTAACCACTTCAGATGAGATTGAGCTTCTGTTTCCTTGTGTTGCAGTCCAACCAACAAGGTCAAGTTCGTGACACATTGATTCAAAACCTCTCATTACAGATCCTTCACTCTTCCATTCATCACCCAAATTCTTATCCGGAACAACACAATCAATATAATCCAATAATACCATATCTATCTTGGTACCATCCGCAATTATTTTTCTGATTTGATTCTTAATTTGAAGCATCGTTACCGTATCTGAGGGCAACTTTTGCATAATTAATTTGTTCGGCATAGAATCCTCAATCTCTTTAACTCTTTGGATAACCTCATCTCTTTTTTCTGACAATTCGTCAGGATGAATCTTTGTCCAAAGTGTGTAATGTTTTCTCTGAATAATCTTTGGATTATCTTCAAAAAAGATCTGTAATACATTGTTTCCTAAGTTAAATGCATGGTTCGCAAGCTTAGTTAATAGAGTTGATTTACCAACACCAGTAGGTGCCAATATAACCCCAATTTCACCTTTAGCCAAACCACCCTTTAGTAATCTGTCAATTCCAGGGATTCCCATTGGAATTGGGTGTCTGTAATCGTCATCTAATACTTGATCTATGTTACTAAAAACACTTGCCATATTAGTGTTTTTTTCACCTACTTGTAATGCCTCTCTAAACATTTGTTCTATGGTCTCATAACTCTCAAATTCACCACCATCAATGATTTTTTGAGCCTTACCCATAACTTTAATTACTTCCTCTTGTTTGCAAAACTTAAGTGCCTTGTCTTGAACAAAATCCCCCCCGTCAATAGGTGCATCCTTGATTTTACCAATCATATCCAAAACAATCTTGGATGCAATCTCTTGTTGTAATTCGGATTTTGCTACTTGTTCTAATGTGTCAAATGATGGTGTGTGATCGTATTTTTTATAATACTCTCTGATCATCTGGATAATTATTTTAAAATATTTGTTTTCAAAATAACTAGACTCAATCACATCAATAATTGAGTGTGAAAAGTCTTTATCTAAAATGATTTGATTCAATAACTGAATCTGAAAATTGTTTCCTAGATATTCAAAATTTTTGTTTGTCGCCATATGTTTTTTATTCGTTCGTAAAGATAAATACTATCAAACTAAACTAAATCCACCATATTCCGTATTAAAATTTTTGCCTGAAAAAATGTCAGTCAAGTCAGATAGTATACCTTTTAGTTGCGGACGTAGGTCTACGGTGTATCTTACCTTTGGTGGGTACACTTTTGCGTCAAACACTCTATGACAAATTGTCATATCTCCAACCCTAATTATTAAATTAAAGTTCTCTTCACCATCCGTATTTGATGTGTTTAAGATGTCAGGATTTTCCTGAATTTCATATTGGTTGTCCATCATATAGACAACAGTTCTCATCTTCATATTATAAGTCAATTGACGACATAAGTCTCCAATATAGTTATAAACATCTAATGAATTTTTTGATTCAGGATTAAAACCCCTAACATTAAAGAATCTTTGAACAACGATGTTCTCATTACACTTTAAAAGGAATTCCACTTTTGTAAAATCTTGATCTCTCATAAATTTGTTTTTTTGTTTTTGTAAATTGTTTTTTCTTTTCTTGTTAATTTTAAAAATGGTTTTATAAATCCAACCCAAGCGTCATCACGTTTTGGTAAATACTTAAAAAATCCGTCCGACATCATCATCTTCATTAAGTTTCTATAACCCCTTCCATCAGGATCTAAACTTTCTGAATAATATTGTTTAACCATCTCCTTACCCTCTTCACTTATAAGTGGTTCAGATAAATCAACCAATATCTTGTTTATTTCGTAGAACTTTTCCCCAAGAATTCCCTCCTTCGTTTTTCCACTTATTAGATTATTTAAAACAACACTTTTACCTTGTTCTTCCAATAATTTCTTACCTCTTGTTAAAATATCTGTAAAACTTATTTCCGAATCAAGTATTTCAGGAAATAATTTAACTAAAGTTTTTTCCCCCATTAAACTAATACCATCAATGTTGTCTGATGTATCACCAGCAACAATCTTAAATGTTTTAATATTATAATGGGGAATTAAACAGTCTTTGAACTTAATATTGTCCCCAAACTTATAATATGCCTTTAGGTTGGGGGAATATATTGTTACCGTTTCTGATATTAATTGAGTTAAGTCTTTGTCGGACGAGAATATCGTTTTAACCTCATCTAAAGAGATCTGACAGTAATAGGCAATAAGATCGTCCGCTTCCGAATTTTCAACCTCCAATTGTCTTATAAACATCTCTTCAAGATATTGTTTAACTCTTGTTTTTTGTTTGTTAAATGAATCTGTCTTCTCCATATTATCAGGAGAAGATTTACGATTCATCTTATATTTGGGGTATATTAATTTTCTTTGGGTAGAGTTTGTATCACTATCCCAAAAAACCATAACTTTATTAAAGTTAGTTTCTTCTAAAAATTTACGTATTGTGTTAAGGAAATGCCAAGTCCCACCAATGTGTTCCCCATCATTATAGAAATCCTTAACTCCGTGAAATCCAATTTTTAATAAGTTGTTACCATCAACAATAAGTGTTTTGGTCATTTAAATAATTTAAGTCGTTTGACAATACTTTCTTTTACTCCTCAGAGTCATCATCAGATTCATCTAAAGAATAATCTGAATATCCCAATTTTGTTTCCCAATAATCTGAATACTCCTTTTTATACTTATCTAAAGCCTCTTTTGTGTCTGCAATATAACCTTGTGGTACCGCAATGATCTTACCATCTTTATATCCAATACCATTAACGTGGTTTTTCAATATTGAGATCTTTGTTCTGATTGCAAATGATACTTTTCTACCATTCTTAGTTGCGTCAATGTGACTAATACCTGCCTTTTTTTGATTACCAAATAAGAACACTAAACTACTCGCCAACCATACTGCTTCACCACCTTTTGCTTTGATTTCAGGTTGTCCAAATGGATTATCAGGAAGTAATACCCAAGGTTGATTTAAGATCACTAAAGTGTTGTAATAAGGGTAATCTTCTTTTTTAGATTTTGAGATTCTTGAATGAATTCCCATACCAATTTTATCTGCAAGTACCTTAGCGTTGTGCATTCCTCCACCCTTTCCGTCAAAAGTCATCTGACAAGGTATAGATCCAATACTATCCCATAAAAACAATAAGTTATAAGGAATATCTCCTTTTTCTTGAGCATCAAGAATGTCATTAATAAATTCAGTTGATTGTTCAATCACATCAAACGAATCATTAAAAATAAACATACCATCATACTCACCAAGTTCATTTTTTTCTGCCTGTAACCCCAATTCAATTGCGTGTTCCCACGACCATTTCTTTTCAGTTATAATAAGAACAGGTAAATGTCCTTTTCTTTGGGCGTCTGCTGCCGCAAGGATCATTGCCGTTGTCTTTGACGTATTTGAGTGACCCAAGAACATATTTATACCCCCCATAATGGGTCCCGGTAATCCACACGATTCCATAAACGCCTCACCACAATTATAAAAACTTTCTGGTTTATACTTTGTTTTTGTTGAGAATTTACCCTTGATTGCATCCAAGGATATTTCTTTCTTTTTTATTGCCATAATAATTTGTTTGTTTTTTTAAAAGATAAAAAAAAACATAGACACTCAGTCTGTCCAAGTGTCTATGTTAAAGTTC